TGGATGCTGCTCCTTAATATCTGCTATTACATTATCTATTACAGTTTCAGGGAATGCATTATTAAGTCCTGTAAATGCTTGTCTAACATCATTTGACTTCATAGCATCAATAACACTTTGATAAAACTTATTCTCCTTTGCTGTTAATTGATGAACTCCTCTCTTTGCTAAAATAGTTGCATCTGCTGTCTGCTGATATGCTTTAAATTCCTCAAGTACATTCTGTTGTACTGATTCTGCAAATTCTGTGAACGCTTGTGCTATTGCACCTTCATCCTCCGATTTCATCGCATTTGATAAATTTGCCATCAATTCTTGTTTTAAAATATCTTTACTTTTCATCATAATATTATTTTCCCTCCAAATTTTTTATTTTAAATGCTGCCATTAATTTTTCAGCATTTGTCTTTTGAGTTATTAATTGTTCTGGTACTTTTATTTCTTGTCTTAAACTCTCCATTTGTTGCTTTATAGCTTTATTTAATCTTTGTTGTGCATTTGCTATATTCTCATTTTCTTTACCTGCTATTTCATCACATAACCCATATTGCAAACATTGTTCAGCATTTAGCCATGTTTGATTATCAAGCAGCTGATTTAATTTTTCTTCTGAAAGTTTATCTCCTGCTTTAGCTAAATAGCTTGAGCAACTTGCTTTGTCTATTACTTCAACATCATTAGCTGCTTTTCTAAGTTCTTCAGCATTGCCCCAGGCTCCCATTGATGCATGATGTATCATCATTAATGTGTTATTGCCCATAATTACTTTGTCACCTACCATTGCAATAACTGATGCAATAGAACAAGCAAATCCATCCACATATACTGTCTTTTGTGCTGGATGCCTTTTTAATTGATTATAAATTGCTAACCCTTCTTTTACTTCTCCACCATAAGAATTTATAAATATATTTATTTGAGAAATATCTTTAGAGTTTTCTAATTGCTTTTGAATATAATTTGCTGATGTTTGGCTTTCTATTTTTTCATCTGTCCACCAATCATAACTATCACCTTCTACATAATCATAAATATATAAGTCTAGTGCATTAGGTTCTGTAGATTGTTTTATGAAATATATTGCTTTATTCATCCTTCTCACCTCCTTCCATATCTTCTATAACATTGATATCTGAATAATTCTTTGTAATCCAATGCTTCTCACTCCAATCTGTTTTTAATAATGTATCTTTAAGCTTCTTTCTTAGTTCATCAATGCTATACATACCACTAGCTATTAACTTATCTACTTTTTCAGCTATAGCAAAAATATCAATATGTTTTATACAAGTTGTATCAATATTTAAGTAAGAGCCTTTTAAATAAGCTTCTTTCCCATATCTCTTACGATTGATTTCCTCACATATCATATCCACTAATGGATCTATACAAAATGTTAAAAAATTATTTGTAATCTTTTCTATGTCAGCAATATCTCCTCTTAGAAGTGCTGGTGGTATTTTAAAGGCTTGAGCTGCCCTTTCAAAAGCTTCTTTAATTAAATTTTGAATATCCACCATTTCACTAGTGGATTTCTTGCTTCCTTCTCCATTTTTCTCCTCATACTCAACACCTTTAGGTAAATCAACTATTGCATTCTCTGATTCAAAATAAGTCTTAAATTTCCTTGTAAATAAATCTTCAATTTCCTTTTTCTTTTTCTCGTCACCCTTTGCAATTGCATCTAACTTAACTACTCCTTTTCTTCCACCAGAGCGTTTATATTTTCCTGTAGCCATTTGTAGCAAGTTATTATATCCTGACATTAGATTAGATAATAAAACTCTCACGTCTTTGTTATTTAACTTAAAATAAAGTACCTCACTCATCATGAATCTCTTGCCAAAAGTAAAATCTTTTCTAGTTACATTATCAAAGTAATTTTCATTTATCGCATTCTCATGCTGATTAAAACTATCTGCAATGATTAGCTGCCCATTTACTCCTACAATTAAACATTCATTTTTGAATAATAGTTTAGATACAAACTCCTGAATAAACTCGCTTGAATTTTGATTTGTATTAGGTTCAATATTCCATAAGTAATATTCATCTTGTATTACTTCATTATTGTTTAAATATGTCTTAAATTCACATTTAGAAATACACCCAGCTATTAAGTTTATTGCTGTATTTATAGCAAAATCTTCTACTGCAAGTTTAGTAGCATCGCTATATATTTTTTCATTCAGATATACCGTGTCTTTTGTTCCAAACATATCTCGCAAAAACTCTATTATTTTCAAATTCTCACCCCCTTTCAGGGCAAAATAAAAAGCCTTATTTCTAAAGCTTCTAATACGTGTAAACACCTAAGTCTAAATCATCTATACTTATTCTTTCACCACTATCCTCCAAGTCTGTACTTCCACACATTGCTGCAATAAATGCTTTAAATCCATCTGTTTTACGACTTTTAGGTTCTATCTTTCCATAGGTTATATTCCCTGCTTGCGAAGTTATCATACAAGTATTATTTGTATACCACCTCATAAGTGGATTATCTCCCCAAACAATATTATGATTAACAAATGCACTCGTTATTACTGGAGCTATCAGCATTTCATTACTTGGTCTAGTTAGTCTTATATTATTAGCTCCTTTTTTATCTGTATCAAATCCAGCATCTCTAAGTGCCTTTGCTAGCAATGTATATCTATAGTTATCCATCCACATTGTAGTTACATTATATTTTTGAGCTTGTTCTGCTAGCCATTTTGCTGGAATATCCGGAGGAATCTCCGGTCCACTTATGAAAGTTAGAAATTTAGCTTCCTCCCATTCTCTTAATGGAGCTTTTATTCTACCTAAATCATTACTACTTTCACACACCCATGAATGAGAAATCCATATATACTTCCCGTTATATTTAAAAAGTAACCCAGCACAAAGAAAATCTGTTGTTTTCATATAGTCTATACCTGCTATACAAGTGCATCCTGTTAAATCAGGAATATCTTGATTTGTTGCAAGAATGTTTTCCCATGAAGTAACTTCTACATCTTTATTCCCCTTAGGAATATTCATTCTTTTGGTCATAAAAGCTGAGTTGCTAATAGGATCATCTTTGTAGTTTATATATTCTTTTTTCATTTCTGCTTGTAGATGTGGAAAATGATGCAATGATGGATTAGCTTTATCCCACATTTTAGGGTTATCAACTTCCTTTTCATCATTTAACTTACAAATAAACGGTAGCATTCCATTATCATCTATAGCACCATTAAGTATTTGTTCTGACCTGGCTATTAATTTATCCAGTGGCCCATCTCTTACGTCTCCATTGGTGGTTGTTATTGTTGTCCTTGGATCTGCTTTTTTACCTAATCCAGTTAAAAATACATTTATAGTTTTATAATCTTCATACTGGTGGTATTCATCAAAATCTACTTTACCCTGCCTTCCACCATCTTTGGTTTTAGCATTACTAGTTCTAAATCTTAACTCACTACCTGTTTTTTTATTCTTAATCACTTCTTTATTCCAGGTAAAATGCTTTTCTAATTTTGTTTTATTTTCTTCTAAAACATCATAAACATCATTAAAACTGGTCATAGCCTGTTCTTCACTGTTGGCACATATATCAATGTGATATTTTTTAACTTTGTTGTATTGACTTATAAGGCAAAAGTCTTCAAATGCTAAATAACCATTCTTTCCAGCTCCACGACCTACCAAAATAAATAAGTCTGGCCACCTTAAGATACCCGGTTTTGAATAAGTACAATTATGAAGTGTAAAGCAAAATACTTCCCATTCTAATAATTCAAATGGAAAGTATTTTTGTAATCCTAAATATTTTTTAAGTTGTTCTTCATCAATAAATAAATTTTCATCATTAAAGCACTTTTCAACATAGTCACATAATAAAAGCTGCTCCTTACAAACTTCTATGACTCCACTTCTAACTAAATCAATATAATCCTGTACCTCTGGTATTAGCTTCTTATAACTCGTCATCGTCATCACTCTTAGCATTCTTAGTTGTTAATTGTAATTCTTTTAATATCGCTAGTTTTTGCTTATTGTACATTATTGCATTTTTAATGGAGGGATTATCTTTTTCATATTCATATCCCTGGCTAGATGTAGTTTTATAACTTCTTCCACGTTCTTTTATATCCTTTTGCATAGCTTTTTCTTGATTAAAATACCAAATATAATCATCAATTAACCCTAAAAAATGTTCTACATTTGCTCCTTTATCTTTAAGCTGCTTTATTAAAGAATCCTTTATTTTTCTAGCATTTGCCATATTTTAAAATCCCTCCTTTTTTCTATTTTTTTAATTTTTTTCTCACACGCGTAGGTGAGTTGTTTTGTCTTGAATCTCTCCCCGGTCTCTTAAATGCTATAGTTTTTTCGTTTTTTTAACCCGGGGGTATTACCATTTTTCCTCGTTTAACTGTAGTTTGGGTTTATTTTTATGATGTATTTCAAAGTGACAATTATCACATAGTGCCATTAGGTTGCTATTTGTTAAAGCTAATTCAGGATGCTTTCGTAAGTACTTAATGTGATGCACTGTATCAGCTTTACTATATAAACCTTTTGCTTTACACACCTGACACTCATTATTCTGTTGGTATAATATCTCTAATCTTTTATGCTTCCATGGTGTTGACACATAAAAGCCATGAACATTATTATTCCTTATAAATGTATTAACCCATTGTACTAGCTCAGTAGTATCCATTTCTTTCATCTTTGCTCTATAGCTCCTCTAGAATTTCTCTTATATTTTCTAGCCTTCATAACTTCTCTTAGATCATTTGTTATAAGCTCTTTTCTTATATATCTACCTCCACAATATGGGCAAGCTATATACTTACCACTATTAACCGAACTTCTCATCTCAGAGGTTATTAATATAAATTCTTTGCTACACCCTCTACATGTGTAACTAGTATATATAGCTTCTATACTATCACCACCTTATAAATATAAAAGAAAAAGGCATCCAGCTTCTAACTGAATACCTTCTTCCTAATCATGGAGGACTAACCAAATCTTTATAATATTATATTACTATTGATTTTTACATCCTTCAATGGCATGGTTTGTGCACGTTTTGTGCATTTTATAAGCTTCTTATCTTCAATCTTTAAAACAATACTCCATAAATTTTGAATCTGAAAAATGTATTTCAGATGGATAACATTCAGTAATTACGCCATCCTCATATTCAATAATTCCAACAGTATATTTTAATACTCCACCCTTATGGCCTCCTACCATATATGATGGTCCTACTATTTTGCTTTTATCACTCCATTTATGAAATAATGCTTTTCTATTCTTTACCATACATGGCCTTAACTCTTCTCTTATAAATATTTCATTAGATAATTTAGCCATTTTATACTTCCTTTCTATTCCATCATATCTACTAAATCCTTAAATTAGGAATTAATATTTTTTAAAAATCCATTAAGCCACTTTGTAAAATCTATCTCTTTTGGTTCGCTAGGATAATTCCCAATTCCCCAAGGCAAATTTCTGGATGCAAAATAGGTGAAACTATTTGAAGTCCATTTGGCATAATATAATGTATCTACTCTTTTACCTATCCAGTATTCATCTTCGCTCTCACAGTAATAGAATTTTATAATATCATCTTTATCTTCCATATGAATAAGTAACGTAGTCATTGCATTTACTGCCGTATCGAAATGCTCTCCTATTTCCTTACAATCTTCTTTTCCTTGTCCATCTAAATTTGCTGATAATACTTGGTTTTGTAATATAGGTTTTAACTGCGACAATCCTGATATGGCATCGCCTAAACTTTCATTACTAAATTTAAATATTTTAATATCATCCATGTGTTAATCCTCCTTTAATTTCTCAATATCTACAAAATTATTGAATTATGTAATAAAAAATAGACACTCAATAATGAGTGTCTATAATGTGGGCAAGGATTTACACCTTGCATACAGTAACTACAACGGGACATTCAAGCTTTCTCTACTGCCCAACATTACTGCTACTTCGCTATAGCGTCTACCTATTCCGCCACCACATATTTATTATACCACTCAATATTTATTTTTGCTTCTCTAAATTTACTTAGATTCCTTGAATTATGAATTACACTTCTATAAAATGTTCCTTTAAAGTTTCTTTAGTTATTTCAATCCATCCACATTCTTCATTTTCAAGCCTTATTTCTCCACTTATGAGTCTATAGTCTTTATCTTCTGGATAAAACCATAAAGAATTTTCATCAATATTCAAGTATTCATCTTCCACAATAAACCCATCACCATCGCATACTTCTAATGCAAATCCTTTATTGCATTTATAAACCTTATCCAACTCTCTAAACTCATATCTTTTTCTTTTTACAACTTCATTGTTATAAGTTAATTGATACTCACCAGTTCCCAATTGTTTTATTTCAGATGCTTCTCTGATTTCATTTTGCAATATATCTAAAACTTTCATATTTATTTCTCCTTATCTACACTTTTTGTATTGCGAAACTAATTATCACTTATAAATCTCTTTCCAAATTCATATCTTTCTGTCCAATTTTCTCCTAATAAAGCATTTAAAAGTTTAACATTATATTCTGAAATGATGTTACCTTCCTCATAAATACAATTATTTATAACTGTTAATGCTTTCTTAACACAATCTAAATCTTCACCTTTAACTGTAATTACAAACCTTTGTTTATCATACATTGGTGGTTTATTTACTGGTGTAGTTTTACACGCTCCCATAATATCTCCTTTTCTACCATTTTGTTGAGTTGACATCTATTCAATACCTAAAATTAC